TTAGAATTTCATCTAAGTCAATTTCATCTTCTTCAGCTACTGGCTCTTCTGCTGGTGCTTCAGTTGGTTCAGCTACAGGAGCTTCCATTTCTTCTTCACCTTCAGTTGCGTATGATTCTTCATCATCAGCTGCTGCTTCTAATTCTTTGATAATTTCATCGATTTCAGAGTCAACGTCATCCATTTCCTCTTCTTCGTTCATGCCTGTCTCAGGAGTTGCTCCTGTTACATCATACTCTTCTTCTTCGCTTTCTGTGATTCCTGCTACTTTCTCAGCATTCTCATCTTCTGAACCTACTGCTGCAGAGATTTTATCTACATCTGCTGCCGCTAATTCATCTGATTCCGCTGCTGAACTGAAAGCTTTAGTTGCTGGCATTTTAGTACCATCACCACCACCGATTTCTGAAGATACATCATTCTCTTGAGTCAATTCTACTTCTTCTTCACTTTCATCGCCTTCTAATTCCTCTTGTAATTTTTTAGAAAGCATAGATTGTAATTTAGGAGTAAAAGCCTCTTCAAGAGCGATTTTTGCGTTTGCTAATGCTGTTTCACGAACCGCTTTAGCATCTGCGATTGCTTCTTTCAAAAGTTTACTATTCATTTTACTTTTTGATTGTGTTAGGCTAATGAGTGTGTGCCTAAATAAGATTACTTGATATTATGTGAGCCCATATAGAGATGGACTATTCGAATCAATTACATATAAGTATATAACAATTATAGAAAACTAAAGAAAATTAAAATTATTTTTTCTTTTTGCTTTCTCTTTTTGTAATCTTTTTCTTACGGAAGGTTTCAAAAATTCCTTCCTGTCACGCAATTCTTGCGTTATTTTTAGTTTAAAAACTTTACTTTTATATTCTTTAAGAGCCTTCTCTAAGTTACGATGGCTCTCTTCCTGTGATGAACCCTGTTTAACTTTAATTAAAATTCTTTCACCCATATTATGCTAACTCTTCTATAATTTCTCTAATTAAGTGTTGAGTTTTACACCACTCTCCACATACATCTGTTCCGTATGTTTCGTTAATTGATTGTTTCTTAGATACTGATTCATTTAGGTTTTCCATAAATGCACCCTGAGTTGATGGGTTAGATACAAAATCCCACCCAATCAATTCAAAATCTTCAGCCACCATTACTTTATTATCTCCAATGGATTGAACTGAGCCCATACCTCTACTTGAGATACCTAAACGGATTCCCGCTTTTAATAATTCTTTTAATATGTTACCAGATGGAGTTGGTAATATCTCTACGACACCTACCACATCATCTCCTTTCCAATAGCATTCTCTTATGTTATGGGATACATTCTTCAAACTAACTACAGATGATTCAGGATGGTCTAATTCACCCAACGCTCTCTTTTCTGTAATAAGTTGTTGATATTTCTTAACTTCTCTTTCTAATATTTCTTTAGGATACACTCTACCATTTTGGTTTTGAGCATCCGCTCTTTGTAATACACCTTTAACCAAAACTACTCCGTTTTCGTCTTCGTTAATCTTTCCCTCAAATAATTTTGTTTCTATTAAAAGTGATTTCATTTTAATTATTTAGTTTAATACACCAATTGCAATATCATTAACTACTCTTTCTGGACCATTTGCATGCTTTTTATTCACAATTGCAATAAGGGTGCCGGATACTTTAATCATATACATTGGAATCATAGAAGTTGAAAAATCATATTTGATACCAGCTTTTCTTAATTCAGCACCTACATTCATAAAAGATAATGCGTTCTTAACAGCTGCTTCAATCTTATCTAAATCAGCATCGTATTTTCCTTCTTTTATAGATTCTTTGAATAGATTTGTAATTATTCCACCTGAAACGTAATCAGGTAACATTTTTTCTAAATCTTTATGGGATACTTTACCCATTTTTTCAACTTTATCTGCGAAAGCCTTAGTTGATTGATTTTTTCTCATTTTATTTGCAATGAGTTTTGCATCAACTTTTTTATCAGAAACTTCTTCGTTTACGGATTCTGTTTCTAATTCATATGCAGGTACTTCAATTGAATAGTATTGGCCAATATCTACGATATAAAATGGAGAACCGGGTGTTTTACCATCAAAACGAACAATTTTACCAGATTTACCGCCACGAAGTTTTACTTTTGTTCCTGGTTTTAAAATTGGTTTTGCTTCTTCATTTAATTTACCTTCGTTTACTGATTCTACTAAATGTAGAACAAAATCACCATTACCATTTGATTTTACTACTTTATATTCTTTTTTCTTACCACCAGAATTAATAGTAATTTTTTCACCCACTTTAAGTGCGTTTTTATCACCAGTTTTTAATACAGCAGGTCCATCGTAATCTTCGTTTACTTTTGTGATATTATACATCTTACCAGCACCACTCTTAACTAAGGTTTCACCTTCTTTACTTAATATCTTAGTTAAAGAAGTTGATTCTTCTCCTTCAGTTTTTGCACCAGCTCTAAGTTTAGATAAATCATCACTATCAACTTTACCATTTTTATTCAAATCTATTTTTTGTTGAGCCGCTGATAATTCCGCTTCTGTTTTTGTACCTGCTCTTAATTTAGATAAATCATCTCCATCAACCTTTCCGTTTTTGTTTAAATCTATCTTTTGTTGCTTAGCAGTTAATTCGTCTTCTTTAATTGATTGTAATCTTTCCGATACACCTTTCCAAGCATCTTCTACTTTATTGAAAAATGATTTCTTTTCTTCGTCTGATTTGAATTCATCTGGCGAAGATACACCATGCTTCTTTAGCATAGCTTTAAAGAATGATTGATAATCTTTTTCTTCTTGTAGAACTTCTCCAACGATAGTTCTTAATTGCTCTCTAGTTATTTTCATAGGGATTCCTAATTTATTTTCTTAAGGTGGTTACATTTTTACCAATATTAGATAACCTTTCCTTTATTCTATAAATATGGTGATTAGTTCTTTTCCAAAAGTTTTCACCTTTTAGAGAGTTTTCTTTTTTGATTTTACCATACCACTCTAAGAATTTCTCAATTTCATCTATTTTTCTACGGATTTCCCTAACACCTAATCCAATCTTTTGGTTAGGAGTCATTGTTTGGTCTAATCTTAATTTTTGAAATCTATTTTCGTTAACCGCCGAATATCCAGTTAAACTAGCCATCTTCTTAGTGTATCCACTTTTGTGCTGACCGTTACTAGAAAATGCACGAGGAGTATCATATCCCGCTACATCACCTGTAACGGTTACTTCCTTTTTCAATTCATCTTCTTCCTTTTCTATTTCAGAAAGGATTTCTCTGATACTATTTTTTAGTTGCTCTAACTGTGTTGACATTCTTTATTTCTTTTAATAATTCATATGTAAGCATTAGAACTGAAACTTGCTTATCTTGATTCTCTTTAAGAAATTTATCTGATTTATATAATTTAATCATCTCAGATATTTTTATCTTAGTCACTTTATCACTAATACTCTTTGATTCTTTTACCAAATTATTAAGAACTTTTTTAGTTTCTTCTTCTATAAATTTTGGAAATGCAGATGTATTAGTAACGTTATTTATGAATTCTCTTAATAAACCTTTCTGAGAATCATCTAAATTAGAATACTTTTTATTGAAGTTTTCTATTAATAATTTGTAAGTTAACAATCTTAAGTCTTCGGATTGTTGTTTAAACGATTCGTATAATTTATCAGCAGGTTTTGTAGCAATTCTTTTATTTACAATATGCTCTAATATAGTATTATTAGAATCAATAAAATCTCTAATCTCAACCTTTCTACCTAAAGTTTTGGTTTCAAACACCTTATAAACAGAAGCTAATAGTTTATAGTTCTGTAGGTTTGAAGATAAAAATTTATCCAAATCATAGGATTCTTTTATTGTTTTGATAAGATTGTACTTTTCTTTATTTAGTTTATTCTCATCTAACTTCACCCTTTCCTTAGACACCTCTTCTAAGAATAACTTAGCATCATCAATTGAAGAATATTTTTCTTTAACGATTTGATTGTATAATTTCAATTCTTTAGCCAATTCTTTATTTGAACTAAAAAACTCCTTTATAATCTTTTCAGATACGTTTTTTGTTGAATTTGATAATACCTCTTGTGTAATTTGCTTGACAAGTAGTTCAAACAAAATAGCCGTATTCTTAAACTTCGAGTGTTTAACTTTCATCAGAATTTATTGTTTTTTCTTTACTATATATGTAAATATTACTTCTATAAATATTAGGAAATTTTGGATAAGTGATTTTTATTCATCTGGTAAGATGTTTTTATCATCTAATAATGAACCCGTATCATCACTTAACCCATCCATACCTTCACTTATAATCTTTTTACCAACCTTTCTAGCGTTATTTGCATTAATTTTATTTCTAATTGCATCTCTTAATTTCTTATCTTTATCAGCAATACTTTTAAGTTTTTCACCAATTCTTTTGTGGCGGGTTTCCCTTCCGAAGTTACGAGTGATGTCTGCTTTACCTAATGGGTCTCTCCCAAACGCATTATCATCTGTACCATTATCCCCTGTCATTTGAGGTCTACCACCTAATTTACCATTTTCTGCACTAGCATCAGCTGCTTCCTGTGTAGGTTGTTCATCTGCAGGTTCTGCCATCATACCCGTTTCAGGTTGTTCTCCTTCAGCCGGTTGCTCACCTTCTGCTGGTTGTTCTCCACCTGGTTGTTGAGGTTCTTCTTCGTATGGGTCTACTCCTTCTTGCTCAATCTTATTTAATCGGTTTAAATCAAATGTATCATAAACTACATTTGTTCTTTCTTCATCTATTTCTTCAGTAGAAAGTTTAAATATGTTTTGATAAATCCAATCATTAGATAACAACTTTAATGCTTTCATATCAGTTGCCAATCTAACTTTCTCAGCCCATAAGTTGATTTTCTCTTGCTCATAGATTGTAGATGGATTAGTTAATTCTAATTTGAAATCAACCGCATCCATACCTTCAACTCCTTGAGCAATCAAATGTGCAATAGCTATCTGTGTTAATTCAGATACTACTACTCTTTGAATTCTTTCAATTGTTCTAGCAAAACGAATATCTTCCGCTGCTAATGTAGCCTTACCATTTATATCCTCTTCGTATCCTAAGAAAGCCTTTGGAACTTTAAGTGCCGCAAATAATTTAGCTTTTAAGTAATCAATATCCTCAATAGCAGTATATTGTAATCCATTTAATGTATCAATTTGAGTACCACTATCACCACCTCTCACAGGCATAAAGAAATCCTCTGTGATGTTCATCATATTATACTTAAGATTGTAATCTCCTGTCTTTTGGTCTTGAAAAGGAGTTTTCTTAATCTTATTGATAATCTTCTGCATATAGTTATCAACCTCTTGAGGAGGAATATTACCTATATCAATTTTGAATATTCTTTTTTCAGGTGCTCTCATAATACGATGTATCATCATCGCATCTTCCATCAATGTAATTTGTTTCCATAATCTTCTTGCATTCTCCAACATTGATTTACCATAAGGTAAATAGTTAGTATCCGAATACAAACGGAAGTGAGCCATTTCAAAGTTATCATACTCATGCTTACCAAACTTATCTGGGTCAACGGTGAATTTGATACCTTGTTGTTTCCTATTAATTCTCTGAGGGTCATTTAATCCTTCTGTTCTAGTTACATAGTAAACTGATTGAGGGTGTACGTTTATAACACCTTCTCCTTCTGCAATCTCTAATGTAATAAAACAATCACCATATTTACATAGGTTTCTAACCCATGGCCAAAGATTAAACTCTATGTTCATAGTATCATAGAATAAATTCTCTAATACCTCTTTAACTTGTTGGTTTTCTGTTTTTATAGTAAGAACATCCCCATATTCATTTTTTGTAGTAGATTCATCCGCGTATATATCCAATGCAGATGCTATAATAGGGTCATTATCCATAGCATCGTAATCTAAGAATAACTCCCTACGAATTACTTGATATGATAACTGAGTCTGATATACATCCTGAGTGTACCCAGTTTGTAATCTATAAAATCTATCTTTTAACGACTTTAAATTTGTTACCTGTTGACTATTTTCGGTATCAATAAGTTTAGTTCTGTTTCCTTCTTTTTTGACAACGACTCCTGTTGAAAATACTTTTCGTAATCTGTCAAAGAAAGAATTGTTTTGTTCTGCCATTTTTCGTATTATTTTCTATAATTCTTAAAACTATGTTGTATATACATATATATAAAGAATTTACACTAAAACATTAATATATAAGTAAACTTATTATAAATATCAAAGTAACCATCTTATATCTTCTTTTTCTCTACCAAAATCCATTTCATATGGATTTGGTTTAAATGAATTCTGAGAATACACCCCTATTTCGTTTCCAGTTGATGTAAATGCGTTTAATCCTTGTTTAACTAAATCCATCCTTTCTTGCCTCAAACGTAGTGCGGTATCCCTAACCCACAGACCAATTGATAGACACATCGTTAAGTCATCGTTATATCCTCTCATTGCTTCCGGTCTATTAGTGTACCATATAAAGGTAAATAACTCATCAATTGTTCTTATAGATTGTATTACTACAGATTTCTCCTTAAAGTATTCATCTAATTTGGAAATCATAAGAGGACGAGTTTTAGCTGATGTTGTAAATCCTGCTACCTGTCTTCTTTCTTCTGCTCCATATTTGTTACTATATTGTTTTTCTACATCAACATATTTGTAATCAGATGTTTGATAATAGATGTTATTATACCCCCTATCAATACATTGTTGTAAAGCCGCCCATCCAATATTTGCGTTCTCCACAACTAATAGTGCATTATTATAATCCGTTGCAACTGAAACTAAGAAGTTACCAAATTCCTTTGTATCTATCTTACCTCTGTATTCCGCAACTTGAACGTTGTTAACCACATCCATAACGTGGAAAGCTGAGTAATCCGATGCATCACCTCTGGCAACGTCGGCTACAACCATATAGGATTTATTGTAATCAGGATATTCCCATTTCCAATAGTTTCCATCCCATCCACCTTTTTCAACCGGGTCTTTAACAAATGTTTCCTTATACCACATTAAGATTTCAGGAGCAATTACCGTATCACCGGAAGATATAAAGTCACAATCACACTCCTGTGCAGCCAACTTCTCTCCTAATACTTTTGTTTGTTCATCTCTCCATTTTTGGTCTCTCTCAGGATGCACTGTCCAATGTAGATGGATTGGATTGAATTCATTCGTTCCTTCCTCTGAACCTACCCATTGTTTATGAAACCAGTTACCCACACCATTCGGTGTAGAAAGTGCTATACAACTACCACCCGTTGATAGGGCCGGAGTT